CTTCACCCCCGCAAGCTTCACGCCGACGCGCTGTGTTTCCTCGTTGTTAAGGTTATACACCGCGCGTCCAAGTTCTCTGTGGTCGAGCTGCATAACAACCGTGATCTGTCTGCCGCCCATGCCGCCCGTTTCGTTCATGGCCTGCTTGAACGCCTGCACCATTGTGGCAAGCGGCGTTTCGATATTCGTTCCGCTTTTCTGGTCTCCCAGCACAGCCATAAACTCCCGGTTCGGCGGGATGACCGCGCCGGAGGCTAGGCGGGGCAGCGATACGCGGGAAACAGGCGTGATATTGATGCCAAAAGATTTTCCGCCAACAAGCGGAACCCAATCTGGAACTTCAAAGTGGATTTTGTTCAAAGCGGAAATCAAAAGGTTAATTCCGTCAATGATAAAGTTAATCGCGCCTTCGACCGTGCCGACAATGAGATTCCAAACGCCTTTCAGAATATCTAGGACACCGTTCCATGCTTTCTTCCAGTCTCCGGTGAATACGCCGGTCAGGAAGGTAATAAGGCCGCTGAGGATCTTTTTCCATGCGTTGTACTGGTCGGAGAACAGCTTTCCGATCGTTTCAAAAATCGCAGCAAGTGCCGGGTTCTTACCCTGCAGCCATGTAATAAATGCGTTCCACGCGTCCTTGATGGAGTTTACAATCGCGTTCCACGTCTGCTTAAGCCCTTCCCAGATCTGCTTTGCACCTTCCGTTGCAAGTTTCAGGTCTCCCGTAAACACGCCCTTGAAGAACTTCCCGAATCCGTCTATGATTTTTTTCAGCCCTTGAATCAGCTCTTCCCCGTGCCCGGTAAAGGAAACAAGTGCCACCAAAGCGGCAACAAACCCGGCAATCAGGAGCGGAATCCAGCTGCCCGTCAGGATGCTGATCCCAATACCGGCGGCAAGTAGTCCGGCGATGATGGTCAGTGTGTTTTCCAGCGTAAAGCCGTTTTCGATCACATCTTTGATCCCGACGACTAACATCGCAAGGCCACCTACCACGAGAGCGATTGCCGCAGCGGTCGGCCCGAATGCAATTGCGAGTCCTCCAGCAAGGGCCGCAAGCCCGGCGAGCATCCCGAGAAAATTAGTCAAGTCGATACCGTTGTTCCATGCGTCCAGCCAGAAATAGACAAGCGCAAACGCGCCTGCGGCCGCAAGTGCGATGCCGCCGATCTTGCTTAAGCTGTCTGTAAACATGCTGGCGATCTTCCACGCGAGCAGTCCGGCCGCGATCGCGCCGACAATGCCGAGGATGTCGTTCAGCTTATCTTCGGCAAGATCCAGATTCGAGAAATCCGGCGTGATCCCGCTCGAGTCGGCAGCGCCGCCCGCCCCGCCTCCGCCGCCGGACGCCTGATTGCTGGTGATCTGGTTGATCTCGTCAAATCCGGCCATGCTTTTGCTTGCGTCTTCTGCGGCAGAACCTACGCCCTCCAGCGCCTCTTTCTCGGCGTTCAGTCCCTTCGCGGCAGATACCTGCGCGCTCCAGCTTTTCCCGGACAGCATACCGAAAAACTTTGCGATTGCCGTCACGACTTGTGCCAGAATGTTGACCAGCTTCACAAAAACCGGGATCACGACTTCGAGGATCGGCTGTGCAAGCGTCAGAAGAGCTGCTTTCAGTTGCGCGATAGATGCACGGGCCGCCTCATTCTGCATGATCGTCTCGCTAAGCCAGCTGCGCAGCTGGGAAAGGCCGCGGGACAGGACAGTAAAGACCAGCGCGCTCCTCAGTACCCCGCTTAATCTTCTCCCGAATTTATTCATGCTTTTTTCGACGCGCGCCGACGCTTCGGCCATGCGGGCCGAGGCTCCGCTGGCGTCTGTGATCTGCTGCACCAGCTCTCCGGCTTTAGCCTTTGCAGCGTCAAGCGCATCAGTCTGGGTTATCACCTTGTCGGTGATCTTTGCATATTGACTCCCAAGCTTTTCCGCCGTTTTGTTTTGCTGCACCAGCAGCTGTTCCTGCTCTTTGATCTGCGCAGCAACCTCCGCCTGTCGAGAATAAGCGTCTATGTACTCAGCTGGATTAGCCGAAGCGTTTCCGGACGTGATGCCCTTTAGGCGGTCAGCCTCCGAGCGGAGCGATTTCAGCGCGTCTTCCGTCTGCTTTGCGGACTGAAGCGCAGCGTCCAGCTCCTTTTTAAGCCCGCTCTGCGTTCCGGTGTCCTCGTTCAGCTTTGCTTCCATCTTGTCGATTTTCGCAGACAGCGTATCCAGCTCTTTCTGTGCCTTTTTCGCGTCCGCGTCGACGGTGACCACAATTTTCCCATCTGCCATATTTTCGCCACCTTTTCGGTTGATTTTTGTCATTATTTGTGTTATCTTCCAAGTAAGGAGGGAAGAAATATGAGTGATTGCATTATCCAAATTAGCCGGGACAATTCTTTTTACGGTTCTGGCCTGACCGTCGGCGTTGCATTGGATGGCTGTGATGTCGGCACGCTGAAAAACGGTGAAGAACTTCGAGCTGTGGCCGCTCCGGGCCAGCACGAACTTTCTTTTTACCGGTATCGCCGTCTGGATAAAACCATATCCTTTGTTATTGCCGAAGGGCAGCAGAATGCTTTTTTTACCATCAAAATCAACGCCTCGAACCGCGTTGACGTTGTTGGCGGGCTAAAAACCAAGAAGCAGGCGAAACGTCCCAGCGGTTGCCTGACTGCCTTGATTGTGTTTCTTTGCCTCGCTGTCTTTATCGGTGCGGCCTTTGCTTCCTGCGGGTCGTCTTACAAGCCCGAAAAGATTGGGGAATCAAGCTCTTCTTCGCAGCAACCACAACAGCAGACTGATTCCAACCTCGAAACATTTGACGTTGGGGATCAGGTCGTTCTGGACGACGTGACGGTCACGCTGCTCAGTGTTACCGAGAATTCCGGTCAGAATTACGTTTCCCCGGATGATGGAAAGGTTTTTGTTCTGTGCGAATTCGAGATTGAAAACAATTCAGCCCGCGATATTGCGTCCAGCACCATGCTCTCTTTTGAAAGCTACATCGACGGCTATACCACCAGTCTTAGCCTCACCGCCATGATGAGTTCCGACGAGCCGCAGCTTGACGGCACGATTGCCGCCGGGAAGAAAATGAAAGGTGTCGTCGGATATGAAGCGCCGCAGGATTGGAGTGAGATCGAGATTCGATTCTCTCCAAGCTTCTGGGGTAGCGAAATCATTTTCGAGTATAAAAAATAAGTTTTTCTCGCTGCCGCCCCTAACCGGGGCGGCTGTTTTTTGTCCCGACGCCCCATGCGGCAAGCAGGTCGGCTTCGGCCTCCGAGTATGTCGTCTTCAGATCGACAATATCCCGGTTGCGCCTGTAGAAATCCCTCTCCTGTTTGTCGAGGTTCTTCCCTCTGGCCTTTTTATCGCGGATGGAAACCACCTGTGCATACAGGCAATCTCCGATTTCTTGATAGTACGCTAGAAACGAATACCAATGCAGGTATCCCAGCGCCCTGACCTCGCAGCCCGCGATTCGGTTGATAGGCGCAATATAGAGATCAAAGTCCTGCGCCCATGACATGATCTCGGGCTGCTTTCTCTTCTCTCGATTCTCCTGCCCGTGGTCGATGAAGCGGAAGCACTGGTTCAGGGCTTCCTGATAGTCGCTGACGGGCATTTCGTCGAAACCGGGATAGAAGATGGTCAGCGCCGCTTCCGCCTTCTCCTGCTCGTCCAGTTCCCTGTCTGTCAGGGCTACGAGGATATCGAGGATTGCGCGGTAATCGGATTGGATCGGATACGTTGTGCCGTTCACTTCGACCGTGGTCGGCAGCGCCCAGATCACTTTTTCCATTTTGCCGTATATTTCGCAATTCTCGGGTTGGTTTTTCGCTGTTCTTCCGCGAAGCTCGTGTCGATCTGGTCGATTACGGCCAGCATGAGATTGCACCAGACCGGCAGGCCGTCTGCCAGCGCGTAGACGTTCATGGTTCCAAACAGGGCCGTGCAGACAGGCTTGGCAAACAGGCCGTCGATCATATCCCGCATTTCCGCGTCGCGGCGGCGGGCGATTACGAAGATCTCTTTCTTGTCCGCGCAGCGGTCGATCTCGGCCCTATACGCCTCCTGCTTCCTGTCCAGCTCGTCAAAGGTGTTGAAGATCTGTTCGACAAATGCGCTGTCGGTCGGGTTGAAGGAGACTTCCGCCGCGTCGTTCAGCTTGAACGATACGATACCGGTTTCAAATTTGATTTCAGGCATTTATGCAGCCTCCTTATGCCGCGTCCGGCGTAAACGTGATGGTTCCATCCGAACCGCGCGCTGCGGTTCCTGTTGTCCTGTTTCCGCCGTATGTCACTTCAATGTCCGAAGCAAGAACGCCGCCGCCCTCGCCTCCGTCTGTCGTGACGAGCACCGCGCAGGCGTCATACTGCTCTGCAAACGACTTCCCTTCGGAGTCCTGCAGGTATGTGTGGATGATCAGGCATTTCTGATTTACCAGAGCAGCATGGTCCTTCTCCACGACTGCAAGATTGAGCAGATGGTTCATCACGTCGTCACCGCCTACAATCTCACTGCCGGAAAAGCTCTGTGTCATTTCTGGTGTCTGTGCGTTCGTGTACACGTGCCCCAGAATGTCCTTCTTTGTTTCCTGCCCCCAATCGTAGTTGATGGAGCTCTCCGCCACCTTGACGCCCATCGCCGACCACTTCGATGTGGTGCTGTCGCTGGTGTCCAGAGCGGTAATCAGCATTTCACGGACTGCGCTCTCGCCGTTTTTTGCCGCGATTGTGTATTTATTTGCCATAGTTAAATCACCTCATATGTCAGTTTCATTAAAATCTGGTGGTCTTCCGTGCCGTCCTCGTACCGGGCGTACAGGGCCGCGCGGCTGACTGCTTCCATGCGGCGGACGCGCATGCCGTCGCCCAGATCCGGCGGGTTCTGCATTGCCCAATCCCCGAACCGGTTCAGCATGGCGTCGCATTTCAGGCGCTTGTCGTTGCTGCTGCCGGGGATGATGCGGGCGATGATCTTGAATTGGTATTCCGCCTCGTGTCCGCCGAGGATGAATTTTCGTGTGATATACGCGCCCTGAATAGTGGACAGCGCCATACTTGCAGAATCCGCAGCGAGAAATTCATAGTTGATCGTTGCGGCCGGCATGTCGTCGTCCGAGAAGGAATTCGCCCAGATCATCATCTTCCGGGAGATATCCTGCTCTTCCTCCGCAGATACCAGCCTTTTCTGCTTTTTAGAGTCCATTCTTCACCGCCTTGTCCGCTACGCGGAGCCATTTATCAAGATTTTCGGCCTTTGACGCCTCGAACCAGTGCGATTGCGCCTGATTGTGTCCGGACGTATTGAACACAAGATTCTTGTCTGTCACTACCTTTGTCCCGCCCTTCGGCGCGTAAGTGCTGCCGGTCTCCGGGTCTACCATGACTTTTCCGTAGTACAGGAACCGCGCGTATGGGCCGGGGTAGACAACAGAATTTCCCACAACCTGCGTCCTCTCGTCGAGAGAACCAGTCAGGAACGGCACATATGGGCTTGTGTCCTTCCGCACCTGCGTTGCAACAATATGCTCTGCTTTGGTGCAGGCCTGCGCGAGCTTTTCCAGCAGCGCGTCACATCCGTCTGCCTTTACGCTGAATTTCAGCATTACGAGCCTCCGACCTGCCAGTGCTGCATAGAAGGACTGCCGAAGTCCTTCATGTCCACCTTTGTCACTTTGTACACATCGTCGTAAAGCATCTCGATCTGTTCTTCCGTCTTGTCCGGTTCGACTACTTCGCCCTTCACAAAGAATGTTGTGCCGCCGTTACCGTCCGTGGATAGCGTCCAGATCTTGCTTTTATCAGTTGCCCGCCAGAACTCCTGCGGCCCGACGTAGCGCTTCTCCGCGCCTGTCACGCCGTCTACAGCAACCGCAGAGAACGGAATGTACAGATTCACCGCATCTGCTCCTTCAAGCCCGCTCGCGCGGACGTTAGCGGCTTTCGACGCTTGGAGCATTACGCCGCGAATCACTGTGATGTAGCGCTTCTGCGTGTCCTTGAAATCCTGGTCTTGCTCCTGCGTGACGTTGTAGATGGTTACAGTGTGTGGGGCGTACATGCAAAACACCTGCCTCTGTAAAGAAGCCCGGTATGGGCCAGATATTCACGCGCTACGCTTGCAAGGGCATTCTTCGCCTCTGAAGCTGCTTTCAATGCAGCTACGGAAGAATCGCCGCCGCTGCGAAGCGTCCGGGAATAGCCGCCTACAGTCTCGCTCTGCAATTCTCCTTCTTCAGATGCAAGCCCGGCGGACACATTCTTTCTGGCAAGCTCCTGCGCCGTGTCGATCAGCATATACTGATCGACCAGAGCGCAGCAGCACATTTTAACGGCTTCGAGATCCGCGTAGTCTTTTACTCGGTTCTGCGTGTAATAATCGAGGAAGGAGCTAGCGCGGACGGCCAGACGCTGGAAATCCTCTTCACTCACGCTGCCGTAGTAGCAGCCAGAGTAAAATTCAAAATCTGCGTAAGTCATCAGCGCCGCCTCCTTATCACTTTGCCGTCACGCTCGCATTGCCGCTCTTAAGCGCGTGGTAATTTCCGTCGCACTCAACCACTGTCACGGTCTGGCCGCTTGCAATGGTCAGGTCGCTCTTGCCGTCCCAATCGTTCCAACCGGCAACATTGTCACCGTAAGCGACGGTCGCGGCAGAGGCACCGGACGCATACTTATACTTGTTACCCGCCGCAGCCTTTGCCGGAGATACGGTCAGCTTGGTATCGCCGCTCTTAGATCCAGCAGCAGAGGTGACCGTCAGGGAACCGAGCGTGCCGTTGTCGATGGTGCCGACGACCACGCCGTCAATGCGCTCGGCAAAAAGCTCCATGCCGTTAATGACGGTGTCCGATGCGGTCATGTTGGTGTAATCGGGTTCCTCGTGGATGCCAATGTAGCCGGTTGCGTCGGTAGTGAAGTCGAACACCTCGCCGAGATCAGCGCCGTTCACGGGAATGTAGTACAGGACAACGTTGTCTTTGGCGGTGGCATAAATCTTTCCCTTGGGAACGCTGGAATTGAGGATCACAGTGCCAAGCCCGAGGAAGTTCTCGACGTAAGTCATGCCGAATGCGGTCTGCAAGGTGATGTTGGCCGTAGACAGGTAATCCGCAACGTCCAGCGGATTCATGAAGTAGACCGCGCCGATTTCGTCATCCTCGAAAAGAACCTGCAGATTGCCCCAAGCCTGCGCAAGAACAGTCTGGAAGTTCTTACCGCTCACTGCGCCGGTGCCGGTCGAGAGGAAGTCGAAAAAGCTCTTGCGGATGCCCTTCTGCACATCCTTGAGCATTTCATCGGTGGTCATTTCCACCGCCTGATCGTAGCCACGGTCGGTGATCGCCTCGGCAGAGGTGGCCTTGCGCCACTTCTTGAGCGTGATCTCCTTGTAGTTCACAGCCTCGGTCTTGTACTTGCTCAGTGGAATGGTTTCACCTTCCGCCACGGCACCATCTTCCAGCGTGCCGGTAGCCTTGTAGCTCTTGAGCACGGTGCCAGCCTGCTTTGCGATTTTGCGGGTAACGCCAAGAGCCTCCATCAGCTTCTTGATGGAATAGCCAAACATTTCGGTAAATTCGATCTCGCGCACGCGCGCGAGGTCAGCTTTCTTAATCAGTTTCGGATCAGCAGTCATTTTTAGTCTCCTTTTCTAAACAAATCCATATTTGCGGCGATTGCAGCGCGCCGCTCCGCTCTGTCAGTGATTTGCATGATCTCGTCTTTCGTCATCGCCTTGCCGCCGTCGTTGAGCCGTGCGCCCATGTCCACACGAACAGAAGGCTTGGAGACAAGTCCTTTATAAGTTCCTTCGATAAGTGCATCAAGGCTCTTTGTGTCCTTGATTTTCTCACCGTCCATCTCCAACGCGGTCATTTCCTCGCCGCAGCCGCGCATGGCAAGATCGAGATTTGCGCCTGTGATATTTTTGCTTTCAAAGTAAGCCCGAACAGCCTTTTCCTTTGCCGCCTTGCTTTCCTTTGCTGTGATTCCGGATTTATAAGCCTCGAAGTCCGAGTGTTCCTTTTCGTACTTCTCCTTATATCCGCCATCGCCCGCCGCCTTGAGGTCGTCCAACTGCTTTTGAACGTCGGGCAGTTTCTCCGCATCAGACTTGTACTTGCCGACATCAGCCTTCAAGCCGTCTACGGTATCGGTATGTGCTTCGATGATGGTGTCCACCTGTTCGTCGGTGAGTCCCATGCCTTTCAGCAATTTTCTGGTCAATGCCATTTCTATCTTCCTTTCCTTTGTCCGCAATTCTTCGCGGCGATAGATTGTATAAAAACCGCAGTGCTTCGCGGGTTTTACCTGTAAATTATTTGTAGAAAACTTTTGTTCTTTCTGGTTGCTCCGGCAATCCTGCCGCCTTGCAGAACCTGCTATATTCTGCGTTCAGCCTCCGAAGCTTTATGTTTGCGGCGGTCGCGTCTTCGGAAAGCCCAGCTTCTTTGTATGCGTTTCTAAGCTTCTTCTGCGCGCGGATTTGCCGTTCTATTCGGCGTTGCATCTGCGTCGCTTCATAGGCTGTGTAAGTCTTTCCGTCAAACGTGCAACCAAGACCATCGTCGATATGCTCAAGCTGTTTATCGGTGTAAGTTCGCTCCGAAACTCCCGGAACAAACGGGTATTTGTGATGCCTACAGTTTGCACCTGTCAGCCCGTCAACATATCCGTAACCAGTCGTCTTTACAAGGTCATCGTAAAGCCCCAGCGGGTCAGGTTCGCCGCTTTCACTCTGGTAATAGACTTTCCCTTGCCAGTCCTTGTGGCTTGACCACGGCGAAGCTCCCGGCTTATCACGCGCTCCAGAGTGCGCAGACACTTCAAAGTATCTCGTATCAAGGTACTCTGCGCTTTGGTTCGTGTACTGGTCGCAGATCTGATTCACGCCGGTCATGACAGCTCTCCGAACAGCAACGTCGATGTTGTCAACGTGTCCGCTTCCGTAGTTCACGACTTTCAGTCCGCCTGCAAGCTGTTGCACCGCAGACTTAATCGCCTGATTGTAGCTGATCGCCCCGCTCTGAATCTGCATGACAGCAGAATCCAACGCCCACTGATACGCACGCGCGGGCGGAAGCATCGTCCTGCCTTTGTCCACCAAAAATCCCATAGACTGTGTGATGTTATGGAATTCATCAAGCGTCTGCACGCTGATCGCTTCGATGGTCGCAGTGCTCACCAGACTATCAGGCTGTGTCAGCCCTGCCATGTCGATAACCGATGTGTAATACTTCTGGTTTCTGGCAATAACATCGTTGAAAAGCTCCTTGAGTTTCTTCTCGCTGATTCCAGAGGTATTGCGGATTGCTTTTTCAATCTCCTTCGTGTCGATACCATGCGACCGCAGCGCCCGGATTGTTTGAACAGTCACTTCGTTCAGCTGGTCTTTCAGCGCAATTCGGCTGCATATCTCATCGAGTAGCGTATCTTCCAGTCCCCGGAATAGTTCGGCAATCTCTTCTGGGAGGGAGTCTAAAATCGTGGGAGTGAACGGGTAGCTTGCCATTACTCGACCTCATTTTGCTGTTCAGTCACCATGTCCTGCGCCTTCGGCAGCGCCGCCTTTGCGGTCGCCTCGTCCTCGTTCATCCACTTCATGCGGAACTCCCAGTCATTCATAATGCCTGCGCTGAGAAGCTGCATGTCGCGCAGGAAGTCCGTCTGCTTGTCCTCAATGATTGAATCGTCAAAGTCAACAGAAATCTGTACTTCCTCATTCAGTCCAGCTTCCATGTACCTGTTCCCCATGCGGAGCAGCGTCCTGCAAAGCTCTGTGATTGCCTGTTCAAGCAAAATCTCATGCTTCTTGATCGTTCGGAACATGGTACTGTTCTCGCTGATAACCTGCGTCGCTGTAGCAATACTTCCCTGATCGAACTTGTAATGATTTTCACCGAAGCCGCACTTGCTGGACAGGACATTCAACATATCCTGCATGCCGGTGTTGAACTCCGCCGTCCGCAGCGACATATCGACCTGCTGCAAGATGTTGCCGTTGCCGCCTCTGTCCTCCGGAAGTACATAATAAACGGTCTCACGCTTATCAAACACTGGCCGGCCGTCAATGCTCTTGGTTGCCTCCGGCTGCACCACAATGCGCTTCTTGCCCAACACAAATTCGTTCACATAGCTATCATAGGTGATGTCAACGCTCTTGAGCTGGTCAATGGCATATGCAAACACAGCCACGCCAAGTGGGTTATTTTCATCGGAGTTTGCGATATTCAGCCTGTCAATGACGAACTGAGGCCTGTCGCTCCCTGTGTGTACAACAGGCGGAATTGTTTCAAATCCCTTTACACTGGTCAGAGGGACTTCTTCGGAATCATACAAATGGTTCTCGATGTCGTACTCGCCGCCGTTCAGCCTGTGAACTTGAATATATGTGTACTCTGTATCGTCCACCTTTTTTGTAGAGGCAAACGCACACTCTCTGATGATTCCATTGTCCCACGTCAGGGGATAAATGTTCGTCGCGCTGACGTAGTTGATACGGATGCGGCCAGGATCAACAATTTCGGAGGTATCCGGATTGATGGACATTCCCTCAATGACCGGAACATACGCGACGGTGCCAAGCGCTGCCTTGCGCTCCTGCGATTCGTTTGCCTTGACCTCCCAGTTGTTTTCCGAGAGAATCGTGTCTACGAACTCCTGCTCCTTCTTCCCCTCGAGCGTGATGTTTACCCGCTCGTTCATCAGCAGGTTTGCCCAGTCCTCGCAGACCTTTTTCGCCATGCTTACGGAATATCTGTGGCATTCCAATTCTTCAATGCCATTCCATACCGTGTAACTGTGAAAGTCCTCGACATTCCCTTTGTACCAGTCTCCCCACACGCCGATCAGCTTGTAGAAATCAATGCCAACTGTATCGAAGCCCAGCTCCTTTAATGCTCTGCGTATGTTCACTCTTTCACCGTCCTATCATATGCCCGGCGCGTTCCAGGTCTTTGTAATAAGGCTCTATGCTGTACTCAAACGCATCGAGGCTGTCAATATCGGATGTCCCATCGTCAAGACGCTCGTCCTCGAACTTATCCGGGTCATAAATTGCTGATTGGAACGCATCGATCAAATGCGGGCAGCTCCGTGAAACCTTGAGCCTGCCTTGCTTCATCAGAAGCACGACAAGCCTTATTCTGTCCGTGATCTGCATTTTCAGCGCGTTCTTGACTTGGGTACCCAGCCGGAGTTTTTGTGCCGTGTGATCTAAACCTCGTATAAGCACCGTTTCCGCGCTATCCGCTCGTGTCTGGCTGTAACCATACTTTGATGTTATCAGTTGACAGAACGTAGCAAAGCGCCGGTTTAACGCATCTGGGTCAATCTCTTCGTTTTTGATGTATTCTTCTTCCAACGCCACAACCCGGAAATCCCTTGTAATCCCGGTGGCTTGAAATTTCGTTGCAGACTTCGTTCCACCGAAGTCAACGCCAATGGAAATAACAGAGAACTTTGTGCCGTTTTCTTCCGTCCATTTTATAGGATCATCAATCAGATACTTTGCCGTGTCGTTGGCAAAGTCCTTGTAAACAATACCCTCCGCAGCTACCCAAATCCCACGGATGTAGCGATCATAATAAACGGTTCCTTCGTACTCGCGTTTCAGATTTTCTACAAACGCAGGCGGCAAAAAGGGGTTATCGTCTATCGTGTATGTTTGGCTGAAAATGTCCGCGTCACTGTCCAAGAATCTTTTCAGCCAGTGGTTCGGATACTGCGGATTGTATGTCCCATCGAAACAGGAGTATTCTTTGTCAAGGCGGCTTTTCAGCAGCGCGAATACTTCTTCCGACCAGTCAGCTACTTCGTCCCCATAGCAATATTTAATTGACGCACCGCGAATCTTGGAAACTTGGGAAACCTTCTCCGCTCCGAGGCAGTAACATTTCTCTCCGAAGATCCATGCAGTATTGTCGCTTGAGATCGTGCCGACAAGCTCGTCCCCGTAAATGTTCCGCATCGGCTCCAGCACATTTCGCTCAATCGTGGATTTTGTTACGCCGAGAATGACGGCCAGGCCATCTTTTCCGATTCGCTCACGAATCCGGATCGGTATGATCCATCGAAAATCGAGGTAAGTCTTCCCGCTGCGTGTTGCACCGCCCTTGAAGCCCCATCTGTGCCCGGCGCTTTTCAGCACATATTCACGTTGCTTCGGACTTAACAGCATCTTGGAACTCCTTCAGCATCGAATCAAGCTTCTCCATTGTCGTTCTGTTGCGATCGGAAGCGGCCGCGTAGCGCTTCATAAGGCTGTCACCGGCTTTCAGCCGATCGGACAGCGATGCGTCCATGCCGAACTGATCTTTGATCTCCCCGCGCATGACCGCAGTGTAAAATTTCAGAATTTCGTTGGAATCTGCGACAAGCGCAGCCTCTTGTTCGTCCAGCCTGCGCTTTATATACGCAGAAATAGCTGGTTTTGACAGGTTTTCTGCCGCAATCACTCTGCATGATGTTTCTTTGTACCCGGCCTTTTTCGCTGCTTCTGTCGCGTTCCCGGATTTCAGATATTCTTCGCAGAATCGTCTCTGCTTCGGCGTAAGCTTTTCATCCGCCATCGCTGTAAAGTCCGGCCAGCAGCTTCACCACATCCGCAATCTGGTAAGTTTCCAGCAAAGTGACATTCTTCGGTTTTTCATCAGGTCGATATTCGTAAACCATGTATTTCGTCACCATCCTGTCATTTTTTGCGGAATAGGTCTGCATTTGATTGATTTTTATTTTGATTCCGTTGTACAAGAGCGCTGTTTGCAGCTTGTGTGCAAGGGCGCGCAAACTCGCCATAGCCGCTCCTTTCTGCCTCATTCTTTCGTTCTCGTGTCTCCGGTGTGAATAAATATATTTATTCACACCGGAGAACACGAGAACAGGAGGAGGAGGTTTCCGCAGAACGCTGCGGTGCCGATGAAGAAGGGCGTAGAGTTGATCTCTACGCCCTTATAGTAAATGTTAAATTTGGCTCTGGGACGCAGACTTTTTCATAAAAGCCCTCTTTTTTGCCCCACAAGGCGAATAAATTGTCTGTGCCACTCCTGTGCAGTGCGTTCGGACACATAAACCGCCATCGCAGCGCCCTGTAAGGTGTGTGTCCGCTTCCAAAGAACCAAGTCTATGAGCCGGAGTCGCTCCGCGCCGTCAACGAGCTGTTCCGTCTCCGCGATTGCATCCGCAACGGCAGCGCGCTCGGCCCTCGTCATCAGCCCGCCGCCCTTATAGCTGCGGATCATCCATTTTGCATAGGCCCACCAGCCGTATCGCGGCGTGCTCATTTGAAAACTTCCTCGTCTTCATCGTCATACTTTGCGCCCTTAATCTGTTCCATCGTCTACGCCCTCCATCATGGCCTTGATTTCTGCGGCATTTGCATTGATAATGTCCAGCACGATATCGCTCTGGATATGGTGGGCAAACACGGCCTTGTCCTGTGCGTTCGCATTGTAGTAGCCCGTAAGCGTATTGCCCGCTTCCGTTTTTGCCACAATCGCGATTGCAAGCGGCTTGGATTTATAGAGCGCTTGCAACGCCTTTTCCAGCCACGCCGCATATTCCTGCTCTGTGATCCCGCTCATCAGTAATGTTGCCTCCCTTCGCGCTTTGCGCGGTTCGCATCGTGCAGCGTCCGCATACAGCCCCTTGTTGTTGCATATCTCGCCGCGTCCTTCGATTGCTCCTGCTTGTATCTGTCCGCCTCCCGGCGGAATGCTATGTACTTGGTGCAGTCCGTGTGACAGCCGGTGTGCCTGTCCGCACAGCCTTTGCACGGAGCCTGCACCGGTGTAAGCCCTAGATTTCCCTGCATTCGTCCACCCTCACACATACGCGCTTGCCGTTTACCGCAACGACGTAGCCCATCCGGTTTGACCTGTATTTGTATTTCTCGGCGGGATACACCCGCTCGCAGACGGGCCGCATTTCCGGGTATACCGGGATCGATTGTGTAATCAGGATCTGCACGCGCTCCGCCCGGCCCATCACAGCTTCCCCATGTGCCGCCCAGGCGCACGCCTCGCTGCAAAAGTTGTATTTTGCCTTGTACTTTGACGGTGCGCGCATAAACGTCTTCCCGCAGGCATCGCACGTCAGCTGCATCGGCGGTCTTGGTGGCTTTCGCTGCGTTTTGCTCAAAGCTTTACCCCCCTTATGTACTTATCGAAATACGTCACGGCTACCGCCATAGCCGCCCACATGTCCGCCGAGAAACCGTAGAAGAAACCGGGATGCTTTTTCGTCCCCTTTCCGAAGTTCGGCTGGCCGGGCGCGTAGCGGTCAACGAGGGCCTGCCGGATGTTTGCATCTTTGGCAGATAGTGAGCCGCACAGATTCAGCTTTTCTTCCCGGCGGTAGATCCTCTTCGGCTCATATCCGCCCGACCTCAACGCGATTTCCCAGAATCGCCCGATCCAGACGCAGGTATCGAACACCTCTTGTCCGACCGTCATGCCCATGCCCGCGATCATCTCGATTGCAACGTCTATGCAGTTCGCATAAAGCTTCCGATCCAGCATATCAGTCACTGCCGGATTCTCGATTTTCCCGGCCTCCAGCACGCGGCGAATTTCTTCGCCGTCGTGCTCGACCACCACATAGCCGGATTGAATATTGCCGGGGTCAATCGCCAGAATTGTGCCCATCGGGCCACCTCCTTTGTTCAAAGTCTTTGCATTCTTCTCCGGAAAAGTACATCCGTTCCAACTCATTCTCCGAGAACCGTTCGGCCTTGTGCTTCAGGCACCGATACGGGTAAACGTAGTTCTTTCTGTATTCCAGACTCTTGCAAGTCAGGCAGCAATCCTGCATCAGTTTCCCTCCTTTCGCGCGCCCACGAGCAAATCGCAATCCGCTCATTCGGCAGCTCCATCCATCTTCGCCCCGCAGCCTGGGCAGTATTTCGGCAGGCAATCCGGGTTATCCGTGCCGTCGTCGATGCAGTATCCGCATTGAGAGCAATGCCACACATCAAGCACAATCTCGCCGTCTGCGTATCCGTCGCCCTCACCTTCCCACTGCCCATACGCCACCTCTGCAACGTCGGCGGCGGGTTGACGCAGCAGAAGCGTTTTTACCCGTTGGGGCGTCCAGTTCGGATTTTCCGCGTTGCAGGCTTCAAAGTCTTCCAACGCCGCCTCGCGGCTGATATAATCACCCATCATTTACCCTCCTGTTCCATGCCTCGACTGCTAGTGGACGTTCGTCCAGAGTCGTTTCTAATTCACCGTTACTATTAAGTTTTAACTCAATGCCATAATTTGTTTTGGTTGTACTAATGCCGCATTTTGTGCAGCATATTCCAAAGTTGTATCCTCTTGTAATTCCACGTTCCATGTGACATTTTATTAAAAATTTGGCTTCACCGCCGCAAAACGGGCACGGTTTCAGTTCAGCCATCCTTCTTGCCCTCCATCTGTTCAAAGTAAAACGTGATCGGTTTCTCGTGCTCGACAACGTTGCCGTAGATGATTCCAACCTTATAGATGTAGTTTTCTCGGAGCTTTCTGGGAATCTCCGCAATATACCGCCGGAATGTTTCCAGAGAATTTGCCCGTTTGTAGTGGTTGCACATCCGGCATGCTGGCATGAGGTTTGAAATATCGTCCGTCCCTGCGTCTTCGGCGTTCCATGCACGTTGCGGCTTGAAATGATCGACTTGCATACCCTTGATGTCGATAGCCCGTCCACAATACGCGCAGTGTCCATCATACTTAGCATAGACCGCTTCCCGTTTTTTCTTACTGAAGCTCATCCCTTGTCCTCCATTTCCTGCAAAGCCTTCTCGGCTTCTGCCTCCGTCAAAAACACCGTCCGCCCGATTGCGTCCTCACAGAATCTCTTCCGCCCGGTAATGTACGTCGTGCCTTCCCGGTCAATGCGAATCGCGTCTACCGTGACCGGCACGGGCTTTTTGGGCCGCGTGTAAAACATCTTAGACAGCCAAACCGTATCGCCCGGTCTGAGCCGCTTACTGTCCATATCCTCATACGCTGCGAGACGTTCCGCCATCTGGACGAGTTCGCCGATCGTCGCATAACCCAGCGCGTGACCGTTTACCAGCACGCAATCCTCATCTCGGCTTGTCATCCGTTCCATCCTGCTTCGCCTCCTAAACTTCCAAAATGGAATTTCCAGCCGGAGGTTTCGCGTCAGCCGCAACCGCTTCGGTCTCGCTCAAAAATACTCTCACACCGATCTGGTCCACAGGGATACCGATATCCACAATTTCCCCCGGAACAATGATGCTTGCTGATATTCTTGTAACCTCATGTGGTTGCACGCCAATGCAATCTCGCGCGTTATTTTTGTATGTCTTAAACCACACCGTATCGCCCACCTTGCACGGCAGCACCACCACGCGCCCGTCCTTGTCGGCCTCGGCAAGCTCGCGGAGGCGGGCAAACCCGCCGCACAACTCGGCAATGTCCTCGTAGATTTTTAATTGGTGGTAGATCTCCATCGCGTGCTCTCGCACCGCGGCTACGTCAATCACGCTTCTGCGTGTCGTGTGCTCGTCCACCCGAACATCAGGTATCGTCAGCCGTCCCATAGTTCTTCCTCCACATACCGCCAGCTCTGCGGCGGGCGTTCAAGCGTCCTCCCACACTCGACAAGATTGATGCTCCCGTCAGGGTTGTAGTCATATTTTTGATATGAGCAAGCAACCCTGCGCGACGGACACGACCCATCATCATTTTTATACCTGCACGCAGGGGTAAACTCCCACAGATCGCGCGGGTGATCGTAAATTTTGAGGTTGGAAATGTGCCATCCGTAGCCGACGCCGCCGTCCAGATACTTCTCCAGCTCGTCTTTTGTCAGGCAGGCATCTGCAAGAAGCGTATCAAGTGGTGTGCAGTCCATGTTCCAATCGCAGATGCAATATTTCGGCGGTTCACAGCTTCCTCCTACTCTGATGATCCTTTCAAAAATGTCGTCGCATACAAACTCGCCGATGACCTTTTGCCGCTTATCCAGTAAGCCAGTGGTCGGCTCTTTTTCCGTCTTTACGAAAACCGGCTTGCCGTGATACGTCTCTCCATAATTCTCATCGCCGTCTTTCATAATGGTGATTAGCTTTTCCTCCGGTTTTGTGCAGTAGATGTAGCACCTAAACGGTGTATCCATCTTCGGGCGCGTCTTGCGCACCTCAATCGTTTTCTCTCCGCTTATGATCTTCTCGCACCACTCCGGGCGGATGCTGATCAAAACAGCTTTACTCATGCTTGTCTCCTTCCTCCGGCGCTTCCGGCGCTCCTCGTAATATATCTGCAAACTCCGGCGCGTCCGGCAGCGGCATCCAGTGGGTGACTATACTGCCAAGGCAGTCCCGCATAGCTATTCCGTCATACCTTCTCCATGTATCCGCGCTTGTGCGGTACGCCTCGCCGACAAATACGCCGTCCGTAGCAAGGACGCGTTTTCCCGGTTCCGGCCTCCGTTCCTCCACACTGACCCACTGCGGCACCTTCTCCCGCAGCGCCGCGTTCTCGGCGGTCAGGCGCTCGATCATGGTGATAGCTTCATCCGCCAGCCGCTCCGTGCAACGCACATACTTCATTTGTGGGCAAAGCCCGCAACCCTTCTCTATATGCGTCGCGCAGATACGCAGCGCCTGCACGATTTCCTTGTCTGTCATGGTTTTTCCTCCCTCCCCGTCGTTAGCTTGGCCAGCATGATCTGGCCCAGATCCGCCATGTAGACCAGCCGCCCGCGGCTGTACACCACCAGCTTGTCGCCCTGGATCTCCATCCGGTCAGCCTCGATGTTCGTCAGATCGTGGCAGCAATCGCAAACAAATCTCATGTCTTGTCCTCCTTATCCTCCTTGTTTTCCGCAAGCATCCGCTCGACCGCCTCCAGCTGGAACGCATCAAGTTCGTCCCCGTGGCGCTGTACGCCTTGCTGCAATCGGGCAGCGCCCTTTGAAACCGGCCCCATCACCCTGTCCACAGCTGCGCGTTCCAGCGGGTTCAGCTCGTCATGGTGTCCCTGCACGCCGTAGCCGGGCTTTGCAGCGCGGCCAAGCGCCGCAGGGCGTGTGCTGGCCTCTTTCAGCCAGTCAAACACGATCCCCTTGTAATTTGCGGCCATAGAGCGGGTTATCACGTCGATCATTGCAGCCTCGCCATATTCCTCTGCGGCTTTCGTGATCTGTGTGACAAGGCTTTGCAGTCCAACAGGCTTATACTCTTCCCGTCGTTCTCCCTTGTATGCCACCCATTTCTCAACGGATTCGCGCAGTGTGGGGGGAAGGGGGGAAAGAATACTGTCCTTGTCCTTGTCCTTGTCCTTGTCCTTTGTCCTTGTCCTTTGTCCATAGCTTTTTTTGCTTTCCTCGGAAAGCATTTGCTTTTTTTGCTTTTCGTTGCTTTCGTCGGAAGCATTTGCTTTTTCAGATTCAGGCCGACCGCCCTGCTTTCCTGCCTCGCTCCTTGATGCGGAGACGGCTTTTTGAGCCGCAACGGATTCGTCAATGTCCCGTCGAATCGCAGGCCAAATGAAACGTTCACTCCCGCTGAACTCTGGCTCTGCTCCCGACTCGCGATAATCCATCGCAGCCAGCACCAAGCGCCCCACCTCAGCAGCACTGTACGCCTCGAAATAGCTCCTGTAACTCAGCCACAGCTTGACGTATTCCTTTTTATCTCCCATCCGTCGGCCCTCAGAACGGAAGCTCGTTTTCGTCGCCGATCTCCATCTGCGGCATATCCGGCGCAGAGAACGGAACCGGCGTTGTGCTCGGCAGCGGCTTGAACTCCGAAGAGGCCGGTGCAGCGGCAGCAGCATTCTGCCCGTCCCGCTTGCTGTCGCCGAAATAAACGCTTTCTGCGACGATCTCTGCCGTTTTGCGCTTGTTTCCGTCCTTATCTTCCCAGTTGCGGATCTGCAAACGGCCAGACACCACGGCCATGCGGCCCTTGGAGAAATACTTGCTGACGAACTCAGCTGTATTCCGCCATGCGACAACATCAATAAAATCCGTTTCCTTCTCCGCGCCCTGCGCCGCGAAATCGCGGTCGCAGGCGAGCGTGAAGGATGCAACAGAATTTCCGCTTTGCGTCTGCCGAAGCTCCGGGTCACGGGTCAGGCGGCCCATCAGGACGATTTTATTCAGCATTTTCTACCTCCGACGTTTCGATTGCTTCACCGGTACTCTCGTCAACGACTGTCCCGTCAATCAGACCTTCTTCCTGAATATCCGCAGCAATCGCGTCTGCCAGTTGCTCTCCCTCTCCGCGCGTCTGATAGTCAATGGACATGACGCCCCATTTCCCAATCAGAATACGATAGACTGTCTTTCTAGCCATTGCATCCCAGTCGTCGCGCCAGCCTTTTCCTTGGAACTCGCCCTTTCGGAATTTCTTTTCGTGTGCCGCAATGGATTTCGTACTCATGTACACGGTCTTTTCCGCACCGTTCACAAGCCGATAATAGCCGACATATCCGATAATCGGCAGAGCATCGCGCGCGTCCTCATCTTCTATAAAGTCAATTTTGACCTCTTCCGTCAGACGGTTGTAGCTCTTCAACTCACCCTCTCGAACGTCGACGACGTTGATTGTCTTGTATGCGCCGGTTCTCAACGCCAGCTGGTGCATACCTTTCCAGCCAAGAATAAACGTAGCTTCCATCTTTTTTGCGCCGAGATCCTTTTTATAATTCTTGAACGGGACGATGTAGGCGTATCCAAGGCTTTGGTCAATCGGAAGGTCAAACATCGCCGCTTTTAGGGATGCCTGGATCACGGTCATAGGGGATTCGTAAAATGCCTGCTGCAAGTTTTTGTCTGCGTTTACCATAGAAACGATAGATGAAACGAATTGCGGTGTCCGCTTGCCGAGAAGCTCGTCAAACCGCTTGCGCATACCGTCTTTGTCAAGCATACTGTTTACAAGAGCCGTGACAGACATTTGCTTTTGCTGCGGAGCTTTTTGCATAGCCGTCTGCTTCTGAATGATACCTTCCATAGGTTATTCTCCCTTCAATTTTTGCCCGTTAGGGCATCGTTTGTTCCTGTTTTGCTCTGCCATTGTCGCCCAGCGGCAATTCTCTGGGCAATAATTACCGTCAGGATTAACCCGATCAATCGTTAAATTTTCCGTGTACCCATTTGATAACGCCCATTCGCGAAAGCTTGTGTAGCTGTAAAGCCAATCATCACATATCTTGATCCCACGGCCTCCGTAATATCGATACATTTTAAAATGAGGGTTATAGCATCTTGTGTGCATCGCTTTCCAGATGCGGTAGAGGCGGGAGCCAGATCCACCGTGCGTTTTGTTTGCATCAGACCTTCGTTCTCGTCCATAACATCCGCATGAGAGCGTGTTCCCGTTGCGAAGATTGCTTCGGATAACGGTCGTTTCCTTTCCGCAAGAGCATTTGCATCGCCAAAGGCTTTCTCGGTGGATGTCCTTGCCTGCGCACTCGATTACAGTCAGGCGTCCGAATGTCAGCCCTGTTAAATCATGTGGAAACACTTTGCAAGCCATCCTCCTTCGTGATTTCTGTAATTTTGAATGGCCGGGCCTGCACCGTTTTATAAAACGGTGCCAAATCGATATCCGGGTATGCCTCTTTAAAGGCTTTGGGCTGGAACGTCTGCCGGTTTTGCTGCTTCCAAGAGACGTTGTAGCCGTTGCAGGCGGCCCGCTCTGCCGCGCCCATATCGAGCTTGATCGTGTTTTCAATCTCGCGGCTGCGCTCCGCCAGTGCGGCCGCCTGACGTTTGATCTGCATATACTCAGACAGCAGCTGTTCGCGTCCGAACAAATCAAGCTGTTCGCCGTTGCTATCGGCATAAACCGCGCTGATCGCGTCCGTCGTTGCCTCCGAGCCGTCCGGTGCAGGCGGGGTGTCTTCCTCGACGCATCGCCAGAAAAGCTTCTCCGCCTCCATCAGCGCGGAGATTTCCGCCTCATCGCGCTCGAGCGTGTATGTAAAGAATCCGCGCCCGAAGACGAGCACCGCCAAATACCAACGGTCTAGGCCGGTGACGGCCAGATAATGCACACATTGCGCATAGTAGCGTTCCGGGAACTCCACACCGTTGAACTGCCGAATGTCAAGCGTCGAGGTTGTCTTACATTCCAGCCCTGCATTTTCACTGGAAATTCGCCTGTCAATGTCTGCGTGCGCCCACGGATACGCGGGGTTCCGAATGATGTAGTTGCAGCGCCGCACCTTTTTCCTGGACGCTTCCTCAAAACGCTTCGCAACATACTCCTCGAGATCTCTGCCAATCCGCATAGCCTCTGTGTCCTCTTTGTCCGGAAGCCGCCCGGTCTTGTCCATCCATACCGTGTACGGGCTTGCAAAGCGGCTCATTCCGATAACAGCCGCCGCGTCGCTCCCGCCGATGGACTTTCTGCGTTCTTCCAGCCATTCTTCGCGGCTCATCTTCGCCGTGGAGATTGTATCGAGCATTTACTCCACCTCCTGCTTCATCTTTCCCACCAGCCACAGCGGCGGGAACAAATAACGCTCTTCGTCCTCCGGCTCGTCCGGCTCGTACTCCGGCTCCGGAATGCTCAAGTACAGATTTTCGCCATCATACGCCATTCCGGATCACCTCCTGACGGATCATCGCCTCACAGAAGCTCTGAACCGTAGAATAGCCGAGCTTTTTCAGCAGCCTGTCCAGCTTCTTAGCCTGATCGTCCGTCAGCCGGAAATAATACCGGTTCACCTTCCGGCGCTTATCGCTGCGGTTCTTGGGCGCGTCCAGCGCCTTGATCGCCGCAGCTGCGTCGGGTTCTAGCCTGACACCGTATTTCTCCGGGTGTTCGCATTGCGAAAGCAGAACCTTATTAAACTTCGGGTAGTCGGCCCGATGTACCGCGTCGACGCAGGCTTTCGCACCATGCCGGACGCGGGAATCCGTTAAACTTGACATAGGTTCCTTTCTGCCCTATAATGAGGGCGACAATCGTTTTCCTTTCGGCCTCTGTCGCGTTGCCGCGCGGCAGGGGTCATTTCTTTATGCCAGCCCGTACAGCAACGCGACGAGTGCGACCAGACCGGTCAGAGCGCATTCATACGTCATTCCCGCCATCCCGGCCACCGCCGACAGGATCATCGCCGCGCCGCTCGTCCAGAGGCACAGGCCCTTGATGATCCGCAGTGTTGCCTTGCGGGCCTCCAATTCCTCAAGCAGCCGCGCCTGCCGCTCCTCGGTCGATTCCTCTGGCTTATACCCGAGCCGCTCTGCAAGATTGGTTCTCATTCTGCGTCCTCCTTCGTCTCCGGCATTTCCACCCGCTCGAAGATCGTATCTGCGAGGCGTATCTCATCTTCAGCGTCCTGCCTGTAGGTTTCAATTAGGTTGCGCATTTCTGCATTGTCCCAGCCTCCGAACCGCGCTTCGAGCCTTTCCGCCCTCCGGCGGTCTTCGTATGCCGTGCAGCGGAGTGCGCACTCGATCACCTCCAGCTCAGTCGCGCTTAAGATCAATCTGCACATGGTTTCTTTGCCTCCTTCGTCTCCTGCATCCGCCTGATGAGCCGCGCCAGACGGGCGTTTTGTGTAACGAGCTTCTGCGCGTCCATGTCAAGCCCCTTGCGCTTGAGTCCGTTAATGATCTGCGCCGTCTGGCACTCGCAGACCAGCGCCGCCTCGATCAGATCATGCAGCTCCTGCGCATTCAGCGTCAGGGTGTAGGTCTTCACTTCCGCCATGTTGCATCCTCCTTCTGTCCACTCCTTTTTCGATTTCTGTTCGTTGCTTCGCGATTCGTTGCCGCTGCGAGGCGGCGCTTTGCTTCGCTCTTCCCTTGCTTTGCATTCGTTGCTGTGCCGTAGCTGCGCATAGCCTTCGATGATTTGCCATACCATTGCCCATCGTCGCTTTGCCATTCCGCTGCCTGTCATCGCGTCGCGTTCCGATGCTTTGCCAAGCCCCTGCGTTGCCAGTCTTTGCCCTGCCATGCCATTCCATAGCATATCCACGCCTCGCTCTGCCGTTGCGCATCTACGCCAGTCAGTACAGAGCAATTCCGTTGCCGTTCACCGCTGCTCTCGGCGATGCGCTTCCCTCGCAAGTCCCTGCGTGGCCTCACCCTTGCACTTAACCATTCAGAACCTCGTAGGTAAATCTGCCCTTGCCGGAGTTCCGCCACTGGCCGATGCCGCGCAGGCGGCCATACTCCAGCCATTCCAGCACTGCCTCTTTGTGTGCCTTTTCGTCGAGCATCACGATATCAAGCTCGATGGAACTGCCCGCCGGGATTTCCTCGGAGTTCGCAAGGCTGACCCGCTCGCCCTGTGCGGTCTGCGCACGAAGCGCCCTCTGGCATTCGCCGATCTCGCCGTTGACCTCAATGGGAATCATGCGCGGCTCTACAAAGATCAGTCCGTCGATGATCTTCTTATAGGCTTTCAGGGCGCTGGATTTCTTGGCTTTCACGCGTGCCAGCATACCGCAGGCGTCCTTGAAGAACCCTTTAATTTGATAATCGTACAGAATCGGCTGTCCGTCGGTACGCGGGAAAACGGTTTTGCCCTTTTCGGCGACAGCGTCCGCGCCGAGCGCTGCGATCTCATCCTTAATCGTGCTTGCGTCCGGGGCCTTGCTTGCGATAAAGTCCCGTGCAATGTTCTCGTTGCTCGGCCATGTGCCAAGAACCGGCTCCAAAAATGTTAATCTGACTTTCATTTGTTCCTCCTCATGCTCCGAAAAACCGCAAAAACGGCTCTCTCGGGATCTTTACTCTGTGCTTGCTTGTGCAGCAAACCGGGAAGCCCAGCTTTTCAGGCCGTTCCCTCGCCATCAAGCGAAGCCATTGCGGGGTACAGCCGAGCACCTGCGCCGCCTCGCTTGCGAGGATTGTGGGCTTTGACATTGCCCGGATATCGTCCAGCGTCATTTTTCCTCCTTTCTGCTTTCCTCAATTGCCTCGTCCAGCTCCTGCGGCGTGCAGCCGTAGAGACGGACGAGCTTTTTCTTGTACTTCCGGGCGATTCCGTTTTTACCGAGCTCCCAATTCGAGACGGCGATGATCGAGACATCAGCTCGCCTTGCAACATCTTTTTGCAGAAGCCCGGCCCGTGCCCGAAGCTCTTTCAATGTCAAGCGCTCATTCCTCCATTCCTTAATTAAGTTTTGTTGACCGCAGCGCCCCAGACGCGCTATACTGTCCTTAGCCCTTTTAGGTAAATTCGGGAGGTGGTTTTCATGACCAAACTTTTGAACTTGCCGTTCCAGACCAAAGAAACGGCGTGATGCGTTAGGGCAAGGGGCAGCGCCAGAACTGCCAAAATGAGCGGTGCGTCATAGAAGTGTAAGTTCGTTTTGTGTCAGGATAGCATTGCCGAGCCGGTGGAACGAACTCTACCAATTCGGACGGATGCGAAGTAATGCAGACGACCATCCCGTGCAGCGCGTTCTGGCAAACAACTCTGGGGAAACCCGCTCGTGAACGAACCACGGGCGGCTTTTCTTTACGCCGCAGCCAAATTAAGAGCTTTATCTTGACAAAACCATGTATAGCCGTTATTATGTAAGTGTCAGCCAACAAAATATTGTCCATACGCCCGCAAAACGAAGATTCGGATGGGGCTTGGTTTTTTGTTGCCTTGATTAAGCTCTGTAAGCATATTATATACAACGTTATGTCGTATGTCAACAATACTTACGATGAAATGTTGTACAAATTGGATTGACTTTTTTTGTGAGGTTTTTATGTGGTTTCTAAAAAAGCAAAAAAGCGTCATGCGCCAAGCTTCATCCAAAGACAAGCGCCCCACCATAAACAGCCCCAGCAAAAGCCAATCGGATATGTTAGAGCAATACATGATGATTGAAAAAGAAATCCGTCCAATAGAAAGTTATATGGCAAATTGCGCCGTTTCGTTGAATGCAAAGCTTCTACTGAACGAGAGAATTGAAACATTGCAAAAGCTTATTGATGCATTTTACACTCTTAAATCGAAATGCTATTCTCTTGGTCCAGAATACCAAACTTATTTTTCTGAGATGTGGGAACACGCTCACAATTCAAAAGATGCAGATTTTTGTTATGTTGATCGCTTTGAATGCGAGTTAAAAGAGTTGCTTAAAAACAAAGACCAATTATCCGCAAAAGAATCTTTATATATTTCACAAACCAACAATTTAAAGTCAAAAATTGAGAGCGTTCTTTCGGAAAGCCATTCTATTCTTCAAACGGATTTGTATAAACGCTTTGATCCTGTCGTTCAAAACGACATATCAACAATTTTGTACTTCATGGCTAAAGACGGGACAATAACGCGCACTAAGCATGGGTGTACATATCTAATCGAATATAAGGGGTAGCAAAATGTCTAAACGTCTTGTTGTCACGCCAAATATTGAAGAAGTAAATTCTCTCGTAGAGGGGAAAGGATGGAGCAAAGCATACTTTTCCGAAACAGTTATGAAAAAATCTCGCGGGTGGATTACGGAATGGAAGCGTGCGAAGAACTTTCCCTCCCCCGAAGAAGCTGCCCGTATGTGCGCCATGCTGCAAACCACGCCGGAGGAGATTCTGACGGAGCAGGCCGACATTGAGCTTGTGCGCGGGCTGCTGGAGCAAGAACGCGAAAAGGGCATAAAAAAAGACCCCATCCCGAAGGATGGGGCGGTGAGTCAAGAAAAGCAGCAGCTGCTTGATATGATCGATGGGCTTTCTGACGAGCAGTGCAGAAAGCTTGCCGGGTTTATTGCTGAAGCGCTGAAGCTGATGTGAAGGATTTATGGAAAAGACCGCGTATAAACTTCTGAAAAAACTGTATCGAACCGATTCAATGAGTGTAGATGAGGTAAACACGTTCACTTCTCATACGGAAACGAATCGGCTGAACAAATATGTAACCTATCTAAAGCTCGATAAACTCATTGAGGAATTTTCAATCGGCGGGGCGCCAGACGGAGCAGGCGGAACGGTTAACTCCGAAGATCGAATCAGAATCACATTATACGGCAGGGACTATATCGAGCAGAAACGAAAAGACTTTTGGGCCTTTTGGCTTCCTTACGCGATCACAACTGCCATTGCGATTGCAGCACTTGTCGGATAGCCTGTTTCTGCGCTTCAGGGGCATTGGATTTGACGTAATCCCCACATGGGTTATTTTTTCCGCAGCCTACAACAAAGTATCCACCGTGCGGAGTAACCTGCACAACAATATGTTCGCATCCGACGCAGGCCAGGCTTTTGCATTCCGGGAGATTCGCTGTTTCTATAAATGCAGACCGGCGCGTTTTCTCCTTCTCTTGTGAAAGCTGCGATCTCAGATCGCGGTTTTCTTCTCTCAGGCGTTCGAGTTCTTTTCTTGCAAACAGCATTGTAACCTCCTTAATACATACGCGGCCTGTTCGTCTGTCAACGACAAAACGGCAGCTTTTAACTCCTCGCGAACGTTTGTTTTCTTGGCATCATTATCGCATACTTCCCGTAAATTTTCAACCATTGTCCGCTCCTATCTCCGTTCTTCCAAATTCCGACGTTTATTTTTGTGCAGCTTCTACATTGCGGTTGCTGGTTCTAAGTGGTAATATGTAATTGTTTACAAACCATATAAGGAGTGCCGCATTGATGACTAAAAATGAATATATTGTGCAGTGCCCAAGATGCGGGGCAGAGTTCCCGGAACGGGAGAAGTTCTGCCCGCACTGTGACACGCCGAACCGGAAGATGATCTGCCGCTCCTGCGGCGCTCAGATCAACGCCAGTGAACGCGTTTGCAAGGTATGCGGCGCAAAAAACAGGAGAAAAACCGGCTCTTCGAGGAATTTTATTCTGATCGGAGCCACCGTATTGGCCGCTCTCGGCATCTTGCTCTTTCCGAAGCAGCCTAAGCAGGCGGATCAGCCGCCCGCACAGGCACAGGATGCGGTTTCACAGACGCCGGAAACGCCTGAACAGTCCATCGCGCAGGATGCACCTGAACAATCTTCGCAATCCTTCAACGTGGAAAAGCACTCCGGGACGTTGTTCAGCGGTGGGACAGTCGAAATCACAATTCCGTCTGACTACATAGGAGAAGACGTCACGCAGGAGAAGCTTGACGCAAAAGTCGAGCAAGCAAACGGCTTTAAATCCGCCACGTTGAATGCGGACGGCTCCGTCACATATATCATGACGGAGGCCTGCCATAAAAAACTAATGCAGGATATGGCGCAGCAGCTTGACAGCAGCCTTGCCGATATGGTAGGCTCTGAGGACTACCCGAACGTCACTGCAATTGATTCCTCCGATGACTACACAAAATTCACCGTCACGCTATCTTCCGACACTGTAAACCTTCAGGAATCTCTCATGACCTTGGTGTTCTATATGAGCGGCGGCCTGTATCACTATTTCAGCACGGGCGAACCGGTTGATAATATCAATGTCCGCTTTATAGATCAGTCCGGCAAACTCTTGCAGGAAGCAAATTCAAAGGATGTCAATCCCGACGCGCTCTCTTCTGACGTCAATTCCGACGTCAGCGAGGCCAGCACTCCTGTAGAAGCCACTTCGCCGGATCCTTCTCAGGGCAAATCCTCCGGGGAATTTGTTGCAAGCTCAGACAGCGACAAATTTCACAAACCGAGTTGCCGATGGGCCAAAAAGATACTGAGTGAAAATGAAGTCTGGTTTGATTCTTCGGACGACGCCATAGCCGCCGGATACGGCGCTTGCGGCACTTGCAATCCAAGATGATTCAGATCAATGCAGCACGCGCGGCCCCCGGCGTTCTTCCTGCTCCCGGCCTATGTCGGCGACGCAGGAAAAGAGCAGCGGCACGCCCTTGATGTAGTCCACGCTGACGCTATGCACGTCTGTCAGCTTCGCTCCGTCTACTGTTACATCCACTTTCCCGTTGTTTACCCGGATGTTGATGCACTCCATATTTTTTCCTCCTGTCATTTATTATAGAACGATTGTTCTAAAAATCAACATGGTATTATGAACAAACAGACCGTGTTATTTTTGGGAATCAGGAATCCGATGGTGTACAGTTTATGGGACTGATGATTTGATATAATATTCGGTTTGACCGGCCCCATCGTATCTGGAACATACGGTGGGGCCATTTCAGCAGATGCAGGATTCAGGAACTATCTGCTACGTTTTCATTGTACCAGATAATGTTTGTAAGAAAAGGGTGAATCCTGCGTTCTTGTCACATGTTTTGCATTTTTATATGGAAAATGTAAGAAATAAAACTGAAACTTACGAATGGAGGCGTAATCATGTCCGCAATACAGGATCTCGCTCCGTTTATCGGCGCGTATCAGGGGAAGATCAGAAGGGCAAAAGATGCAAGCGGGATGACGTTGGAGGAGCTGTCGAACGAGTCCGGCGTTTCCTTCTCTGCCGTGAGCCGATTATACGCTGGAACACAAGCGGATCCACGGCTTTACAACTCGGCTGCACTATGCAAAACGCTCGGGTTGTCGCTCGACGAGCTGTTCGGCCTTGAAAATCCCGTCGGAAGCCCGGAAAAGCTGACCAAGCAGATCCATCATGTCGAGCTTGAAAACGCCAAGCTGGAGGCAACAGCGGCCGCGCAAAGCGCACAGATAAAGTCTACACATACAATGTGTTACGTCCTCGCCCTGTTTTGTATGCTGCTCTCCTTTTCTCTGATTGCCTGCCTTGTGACGGATGCGCAGAGTCGGAGCGCAGGCCTCATTCGCGGTGGAGATTTGTCCGTAGCTGCATGGGTTTGCATTGCCCTGATCGTAGGTTCAGCGCTGGCTTCGGCAATTACTTTCTACGCGATCCGAAAAGAACGTGGAGGGAAACATGGAGTGCATCAAGTGTAAAAAGGAAATCCCAGACGGCGCGCCTTACTGTTGCTGGTGCGGAAAAAAACAGGAAGCGCGGCGAAACCGGACACGCGGGAACGGGCAAGGAAGCGCTTACCAGCGAGGGAAGACGTGGACGGCGCGTTGGACAGAAAGAACTTACCTAGACGAGAACGACAAGCTTCGGCAAAAGATGCGAACAAAAGGCGGGTTTACATCAAAGCGCGCCGCCCTCCAATATGCCGCAAACCCTCCGAAGGAAGAGCAGCGAAGCCCCACTCTCAGAGAATACTACAAAACATATCTGCGTGGGGATTATCTATCCTTATCGGCTGATCGTCAGGGCGCGGCGGAAAAGGCATTCGAGCGCATGAAAGAAATCGCCGACCGTGAGATCGACGCGCTTACCATCGCGCAGATACAGGATGTCATCGACCGCAACGCCAGCACCTATTACACGCGGAAAGATATGAAAACCGTCCTCTCCCACTGTTATAACCTCGCAATCGCAGAAAAGCAAACAACCGTGAATCTTGCAAAGTACATAAAGCTTCCGGAATTGGAAGAGAAGTCGCCGGAGCCGTTTACCGACGCCGACGTAAAAAAGCTATGGGAAGCGTATGCAAAAGACCACTTCGTTGGGTTTATTTTAACGATGATTTATACCGGCATGATGCCCGGTGAGCTTCTGAAACTCAAGAAAGATATGATTGACTTTGAAAAGAATGAGATCGTCCGAGGCGGCATAAAGACAAAGAAGCGGAAGGAAACGCCTATGGTCTTCCCGGATTTCGTTGCGCCGGTGCTGCATGAACTATGCGAAGAAAGCAAATCGCGCGTCGGAAATATCTGCTGCATAAACAAAGATAATTTTTACAAGAGATATTATGAGTGTTTGGAGCTTGCCGGAGTGCAAAAGCTACCACCTTACTCATGCCGCCATACAACCGCTACAGCCCTCGCAATGAAAAACATCGACCCGTTTACGATCAAGGAAATCATGCGCCACACGAAGATAACGACTACCCAACGGTATGTACACCCGGACATGAAAGGCATGGTCAATGCCGTAAATCAGTTGCAAAACGACTCGACAGAGTGAATTATGTATGCTACAAAATATGTTACAAACGCCAATTTCCCCAGTGTTTTCAATGGGTTTTTCTCCCCTGCTAAGGGAGTAGGCGTCTAAAAAGCGCGCGAGAGTTCAAATCTCTCCTTCCGCGCCAAAGTACCGATTTTAGATGTTTTAAATCTAAAGTCGGTACTTTTTTATGTCTTTCACCCTATTTTCTGCGTATTTTCAAAAAGCAAAAAATCACGTTATGACACGCTCTGTAACATAAAATTATTTCCCGTATGCTACATTGTATGCTACAGATTCAGCGCAATGCGAGGGGACTCCCCTATTTTTTGCTACATGGACTTTATTTTCCGAAGCATAGAATCATAGACTTTTCGGTTCACAAGCGATAATGTGTCCATAAGTTCATCAACGACCGCCCAAGCCTTCGCCGGGTCTTTCCCAGCTACTGCAAGCAAAAACTCACTGTCCCCGTACTCGCCCACGGTAGCCGGTTCTGCGGTCACAGGGGCGGGAGCGCCGGAGTAGTAACCCACATACCTACCGCCGTCGCCCCGTTCCTCTTCCTGCATCTGCTTGCGGATCACGTACAGATCCGCAAGCTTAGCGTAATTCTTATAGTCGGATTCCTCATATTCCAGGCGAGCAATCTCTTTCCGGATTTCGGCTGCATCCAACATATTGCGCTCTCCTTATGCCCGCTCGATCTGCTCCATGCAGCGGCGGATCGCGTCACGGGTTTTATCGTCGTCCGCGTCGCGCATCATATCCTCCAGCTGCGCATGCATGTGCTCGCGGGCGTCGGTGCGGCTGTAGCGGCCCATTGCGTCGCGGCGGCGCCCACGGTATGAACTTCCGCGTCCATATGCGCCGCGCATGTCGGCTTCCCACTCGCCATCGCGGGAATAGCCGCCGTCTTCAGCCATCTCGATCTTGTAGGTATTCTTGATGGAGCTCGTCAGCTTCTGGATCGCGTCCAGGTCGCCCGCAGACATTTCGCGCTTATCTGCGATTTCGTCAAGCTCTTTGCAGAGCATTTCACGCAGGTTTCTCAAATCGTACATATTGCATCCTCCTTTCACGATACGCGCTCGACGATCATATTGCTATTTGCGAAACTTACTGCCTGCGCGCTGGTGTTCTTCGCCGCTACAGTCAGGCAGCAGCCGCGCGGGACTTCCACGAATGTGGAAACGAAGATGTTGAAATAGTTCTCAACAGCCGCAGGGGTTACGATCGCTGTGGCGCTGCTCAGAGGTTCGCCGTTGATTGCAAGCGCAGCGGTAATGGCACCTACCGTTCCGCCTGTAGGGACGGCGATATTCGCGCCAAAGGATACGCGGAACTTCGCCTTGCATTGCTGCGTAAGCCCGCGCAGAGTAACGAGCCCGCTTCCTTCGCGATGTACGATGCACGGCTTTCCGCACGCTGCCGTGGAGATCAGAGGGACGTTCTGCCCAGCGGCGACAGTTTGAATCCCGGATGATGTAAATTCAGCCATAAAATCATTCCTTTCATAAAAATACAGCGGCGGGACGATTGCCCCGCCGCGTTGCTTTCGAGTATCGGCAATGGGGCCGACCATTTTCGTGAGGCCACGAAAAAGCTCTACGGTATGGAGTTGTTACGCGCAGTTGCCGCAGCCGTAGTTGTAGCCGCTGTTGCAGCAGTACGGATTCGCGACAACATAGGCCGGGCTGGGACTCGGGCGAAGCGTGGAAACAAGGTAATTGTTCTGTGCCGCCTGCGATGCTGCCAGCTGGTAGCCGAAAAGCTGCTGGTTCTGCTCGGCAATCTTCGCGTCCTTCGCCGCAAGCTCCTGCGCCGTCAGACGCTGGTCGATGCTGCGGAAGCCGCAGTTCATCGCGTCGATGATGTCGCGGGTGGTGTTCTGCACGGTGTTGCGGGTGTCGCACGCCTGCGTCGCCATGTCGTAGCGCACCTGGGCGATTGCAGCGCGGTTTTCGCAGCAGCACTCCTGTGCCTGCATCGCCATGTTGTTCAGCTGCTGCATAAGCGCGGCCTGCTGGTTGCAGCGGGAAAGCTCGGCCTGAGCAAAGCCGTTTGCCATCGCCATGTTGGTGCCGTTGACAAGCTGCGCCTGCTGGTAAAATCCGTCGCAAAGTCCCTGATTTACACTGTCGATCTTGCGCTCGATGTTGGAGAAGTCAGAGGCCAGCACATAGCCGTCTACAACGCCGCCGGAATTTCTGCCGTTGTTGCCGAATCCGTTTCCATTGCCGCCCCAGCCGCAGAAAATGGCAAGAAACAGGATGATGATCCACCAGCCATTATCACCGCCGAAGCCGCCCCAGCCGCCACCTGTCATGCCGGTAGGCGCGACGGGCATTGTCATGGTCGGGGCGCCGTCATTCAAACTCATATTTTTCATTCCTTTCGTAGATTCAAAAGATTTATCTCAATCGTGGCCACGATTTTGATCGTTCAACTGTTCGGAATTCCCGAACTATTGCAGCAGTTGCCGGAATTGCCCCGCCACCTGCTGCAGCTGATTCAACTGCTGCTGCGAGATTTTCCCGCTTCGTACCAGCTTTTCGACCTCTGCTTTTGGATCCCCCTGAAAGCTGTTCTGGAATTGCCGGAACTGCTGTATCATGTTTTGGAACTGCCCCATCGGGCCGGGCAGCTGTCCGCCGCCGAGGGCGTTAAACAGTGGGTTCATTGTCCGCCTCCTTCATCTTTCGCGGCCTGACGCTTGGGGCGGACAGCTTCGCCACAAGCTCCTCAAACTCCCTGCGGGTCACATATTCTTCGCTCATGTCTTTTCGCGGCGCTGCGGGCGCTGGCGCGGCCTGCGCACGCTCTACGAGATCGTAGGTTGTCATGGCCGGTTTCCCGCTCGCGTCAGCCTTTTTCACGTACACGACAGGCGCATTCATATCCCAGAGCGTAACGGCGTTGTTAGGCGCGACAATAAAGTCGTTCGCCGCCTGCTCGTTCGGAACCCAAATGATCGACTGATTCTGCGGCTGCTGGGGCTGCGGTTGGTAAGCCGGCATCTGCGGCGCGGGCTGATACTGCGGACGCATCTGCATCTGCGGCTCCTGCATCTGCGGCATGGGCGGCTGATTGTAAATCGGCTGCTGATACACATACGGCTGTTGTCCAAACATCATGCTTCCTCCTTTGCCCAATAAAACAGTGGAATTTCACTCCCAGAATCCCACGTGTCAAAATACGTCCCATCCTCCACGCACACAACGTGGCTTGATAACGCCAGCACATACACGCCGCGCGGATGATCTGCGCAAAAGTCCGCGACGGTGTAGCAGTCCGGGCATGTGTTCGGGATCACGTTCCGGGTAAAGCCCTGCTGCCGGAGGTAAGCGCTCCATACGCTGTTTGCGCTCGGCAGATCGCCCATGATGAGCCCCTGCAGGCACAGGCCGATATACACCTCGTCCCAGCTCTTCCCGGTCGCCTTTGCGATAGCCCGGACGGTGCAGTCCCCGACCTTCTGCCCGGCGGGATTTGGATTGAAATAAGAAAAGCCCATACCGAACACTCCTTTGATGTGTCCAGTATGGGCTTTTTACTATTTTCCTGTGCCTCAGTTATGCATCAGTTTTGCTCAAATAAATATGCAGCAATCCAGCCGCGTATCAGTTCGTTTGGCGTCGTGCCGTTGGACTTGGCTGCGGCCTTAAATCTTTCCGCGATCTCCCGCTTGAGCTTGCAGGATATCACGGACATGTTCTCAGCGTCCCACTTGTTGCGAGCGCGGCGCTGGGTGTCAGTCGGCATAGCATACCTCCCACGCGCAGACGTTCGCCGCATTCAACGCGGCAGAAATCAGCGCTTCGGCGTCCACGTCCAGAACGCCGGAGATGGACCGCAGAACGCCCAAGACATCCTCCGGGGTGTCAACGGACGCATCGTCCATTGTGCCGTCGGAAAATTGCCAGCAGAAGCCGTCAGCCGTCACGGAAAAATACACGCGGCTGCCAAAATCGCCGCAGGACGTGTCGTCGGCCTCGACGGTGACAAGCTGGCCGTTAAGATCGACGACGATACCGCCGGAAAACTGCCAGTAACCTCCGCCATTATTTGCAGTGTCCGGGTTATAGTGGGGATTTGTCTGCGCTCCCCACGCGGAAACGATATTAAACATGTCTGCCATCCTCCGATTTTTTTGTCGTGTTTGTTTTGCTTTGTGTCTATGGCTGCATTATATACTGTAATACCGTATATGTCAAGGGCTTTTCAAAAATTTTTATATAAAAAATAAGCGCCGAGAAACCGGCGCTTATCTCAGTTATACAGTTTGCTGGATGTCCGCTGCATCTCCCGCATGATCTCCGGCAGTCGGCGCTGGACCGTGGCGCGGCCCAGAAACAGCTCTGTTGCAACGTCTACCTGAGGAAGCTTATCCACAAAATAGAGCTGCGCGATCTTCTCATTTTCCCGGCCAAGATTGGCCTGATAGATCACGGCCTCCATATCCTTGCGGGTCAGCCTGCCCAGCTCTGGCGGCAGCTTGGCCCGCGCCTGCGGCGACATACGCCCCGCCTCCTTACTTTTCCTTGTGATTCAGCACAGCGATATTGCCCTTGTTGCTCACTTCGAGATCCAGCGCGGCGGCCAGATCGCGGACCTTGATGTAGTTCGTGCCGTTCTTCAGGATGCGTTCGACGGTGATTTCTTTACCGTCCACGATGATCTTGCTCTTTTCGACCACTTCTTTTTCCCCCTCTCCGTTCTTTCCGTCTTCGAGGGCCATCACGGTATGGCCCTCGCTTACCAGTACGTCCCCGCGCAGGAGATTGGCGTCCGTCGTCAGATACTTGCTGCCGGTCAGCAGCTCAAAGTCTCCCGTTGCGGGCCAATCGTGCAGCATACAGTAGGTAGTGCAGCTGTTTCCCTGCCGACGGTAGAGAGCTTCGACCGACGCGCAGCCTGCGGCCACGGCGCAGAGCATCATGAGCGCGGAGCAGTCCGTCTCCACGGGCTTTGCGATCCTGCTCACGTCCCATCCGACGGCTCTGGCGGCCTCATACGCCGTGTTCCGGTCGCTCATGTCGTAACCGATATTCCGGTTTTTAATTGCTGCCTCGCACGTCTGCGCGGCCCGCTCGGCCTTTTTGCGGCTCTTGTAGCGCAGGACGCCGAGCCAGCGGCCGTTGTACCAGTTGGAGATATTCAGCTCCCGCCCATTCTGGTTGCCGGGCTGCTGATTGCGGCCGCCCGTCTCGCCGAGACTGGCCTGCCCGATCTTGATGCTCATGCCCGCTCACTCCCGTACAACTCGTGGTGCAGCTGCAGCACGGCGGCCTCGATCAGCTGATCGATTGTAGATACGTCGAACCGGATTCCGTGTTCGGCCAGAAAATTGATCACATAGGCTTTCTTTTCCTCGCCGTCCGTTGCCGCGTAGAGCTGTTCCGCCGCTTTTACGCCGATTTCAACGTAAGTGCGGAGCGTTTGCAGCTTGTCCGCGTCGATCTTTGTTTTGAGCCACGGGATCAAAAATGCCGAAACGAGCGCGCTGATGAGCGCGATCACTGCCGAGATGATCTGTGTATAGTCCATATGTATGCTCCTTTCAGTCTTTCAGCACGATCTCCGCGATGCGTGCCGCCGCTTCCGGGCCGTATTTCTCGGCCCATTTATCCATGTACTTCTGCGCGTACTTCGCGCGGTTCTCATTTTTGGCTTTCCAGAGGTAAAAGCCGCTGGAGGCCGTTGTTTCGGCCAGCACCGCAAGCGTGATCTCCGTCAGGTCTGCGCCTGCCGCGCAGGCGATAATGAGTGCGAGGCTGACGAGCGCGCTGCAGATCAGCCACTTCTTGCTAAACTCCATTGCTATGTCCGCATTGCGCCTCCAGCTGGTGCAAAAACTTTTTTACATCGCCGTTGCCGCCCAGCTTGACGTATTTTTGCCCGGCGATCAGGCGCTCGGCCATTGGCATTTCCTCTGACATGATGGTCAGCCGGAGAATTGCGAGATATTGCTCGTCCTGATGCTCCTGCATTTTCCCGAGCTTTTTGTCGATCTCGGCTAGGTGCGCCTCCTGCGTCGTGGCCTTGCCGCGCTTTTTCTGTATTGCGCTGACGATGGCATTGACGACCGCCGTCAGCGCGGACGAGCCGAGCACGGCGCAGACGAGGGTGACGATGATGGTTTTGGTGTCCATTTTTCCGTACCTTTCTCTTTTATTTTGCCGGGCTAATCGTCCGCCATTTTGATATATGTGGTGGTATCGTCCGAATAGCTGATTGTCGGTAGCGTCGTGCCGCCCAGAGCGGCGTACAACGCCGGGTACTGCGTCTGGCTGAATGTAGAGCCGTCACATGCGTGCCATGGGGCAGAGAGAATGCGGACGGTTGTGAGGATATCACCAACGTGATAGTTCGGCTCCGACAGCTTCCCGAATGCCGCATTTACCATCGGGTTCGCCGGTGCGTTGCCCGCTCGCCAGATCTTTGCGGCGGTCTGCGCGGTCAGTAGATTTCCTGCTGTGAGCGGAGTTTCTATCTGCAGTGGCTCGTCCTCTAGTTTAAGCCATACGCCACGCAATACAACTTTGTAGGCATTGTAGCCTACATACCGGATAGCTCCGTTAGCTAGATCTATGCTGCCTACTCTATCTTGCATAATTATTCCTCCAGCGCCTTGATGTAGGCTTTACAACGGGTACTCACGCCAATAATGGGAATCGTCTTTCCGCTAACGCTATAATCACAATATGCAATGCCGTTGCTTGAACTATATGCCGCTCTTCCGTCAAGCGATAGAGCAATGTCTGGTATACCGTCATTTAGCACATCGCTATAGGCTTGCCCAGCTGCAGGGTCGCTGATTGCAATAATATTTACCGCGCTTGTACCATTCTCTGTCGCTGTCACGTCACCGGCTGTCACAAGCAGCCCGCCTTTGTATTTTCCACCGCTGTATGTTGGGAGACTTCGCTTGCCAGATTCATAAGAGATAATTTTCCCGTTGCTCCATGTTGTTCCGTTGTCCGTCGAGTACCTGTACACCATATATCCGGTATACTCGGTAAAAGTACCGGCAACGATGCTTATCTTTGTAAGCCCGAAGAATGCAATGATTGTCGTTCCGCAATGATATGCGGACATCAGATCATGCCTTGTGTAACCTGGCGGTTCGTTGAAGGATGGAGAAAGAGTCGCAAGTGATACGGTACTTACCGTCTCCCATGTCGGATTGATCAGAGTTTCCGCCGTTGCTGTTGTCAGGCTGTTGCTCTCGTTTGATAGCTCCAGCTTGTAAAAGCGTCCCTGCTCTTGATTGTAAAAAAAGACACCGTCGATGTCTCCTATCGCCACAATCGCCTGCGTTGCCGGGTTCACATATGAGCAGCTTATATATTCATGATCGTGACCATCGTAGCCGGTGTATTTTGAACCCACGGCATAGATATACAAAAAGTTCGGCGTAATAAACAGCCCACGATCTCCTTTGGTTAGCGTAGACGGCAAACTCCCGCTTGCGTACAGCGTGAATTTTGTATCAAGGCTCGATGTTTTGTATATTCCTGTGGTTGCGGCTGAACCGCTATCCAAAATGGTGTAGTAAAAGCCGTTCGCGTATTCCAGCACTGCGTCTACCATCGTAAGCCCTGAAGGAATGGATGTTCGCTGCGTCCACGTTTCCAAATCAGCGGAAGTATAAAGTTTATTGCCGGACATTGCAACCCATTCCCCATTCAAGAACCACATTGCAGTCGGATTTATGCTTGCCGTTTTCAGTGTCCATGGCAGAGGTGCTGCAGAACTGCGAAGAACAGAGAAAAGTTCCGGATACTGCTCCTGCGATACGATGCGGCCGTCGCAGGGGAGCCAGGCGGCGGAAAGGTCGGTACGGGAGGTGATGGCGATATCGCCGACTCTGGCCGTGCCCTCCGAAAGCTTTCCGAACGCGTCGTTGACTGTCGGGTCTTCCGGCCTCGTGGTTGCGTTCGGCCAGAGCTTGGCGGCAGTGGCATCGGACAGAAGATTTGCCTTATTGAGAGGCGTACCCTCAACTGTTGGCTCGTCCATACGTTTCATGTACTCGTAGTGATCAAGACTACCGTCGGAATTGTAGATGCCATATCGAATAGCACCGTTGGAAAGGACTTTTGTAGGTTGACGATCTTTCATATCAAGCCTCCTGTCGCGCATTCCGCAGCGCCGGTGTAGCGGAACGCCTTTGTGATGTTGTCGATCAGTTCCTCGCAGAGCGCAAGAATGCGCTCGATGTCGTTTGCGCCGGTGTAGGTCAGCCGGTCGAGGCCGGGCGCATCCGGTGTTCCTTCGGGGTATGCCAGTGCGTCCCGGATGGACTGCACCTGCTTGCGGTATGCCTCGGCCTGTGAGGCCGTTATAATGTCCGTTACGGTCCAATCTGTTTTTGCAGACCATGCGATACTCTTGCCGCAGATCGCGCCGAGGCGGCCCGCCAGATAATTCAGGGCCGTCCCCACGCGATTGAGATCAGCGGCGTTGTACGCGCCCTTCATCCCAGCCAGCCATTCCGCCCGCTCGTCGGCAGTCATGGCGGAAAATCCCTTCGCCGCCAGCGCCTTGACGCGCTCCACATCCGCCTGCGTCCGGTCGGTGACGAGGGTGACGATGATGGTCTTGGTGTCCATGGTGTTCTCCCTTTTCCGGTTTTCGGCGTTCACATCGCAACGATGCAACTCGCATAATCCTTCCATCCGTCGGCAGCTTTATACGCCGCGACCGATGCAGCCGGGACTTTGATGGTAAATCCCGCTGTGCTCGAGCGGAACACGCTACTTCCGAGTGTTGGAGGCGTTGCAGCCAAGCATGTAACCGATGCAAGTTGCCTACAGTAGCCGAAAGCCCTGTCCCCGATCTCTGTTACCGTATCCGGTATAGTGATCTGCTTAATCATTGCACTCATAAAGCACCGGTTTTTTATCTTGGTGAGATTTTGTGGCAGGATGATATTGATTGGCAGTTCTTCATCCGTTGCATTATTGTAGACTGGCTGAACATCTTCAAACGCACTAGTTGGAAGCACTGTCACAAGTGGCGGAACTGTCAGCGTTGCGATGGCTGCACCACTAAAGCATGCATCCCATAACTCACTGATCGTATTTGGCAGAACCAGCCCGTGTACCAATGCCTGGTTAAACGCCATTGATTCTATTACCGTGATGTTATTTGAAGCATCACTACAGTCAAGGTTTTGTAGTCGGCGCTGCCCTGCGAACTCATACGCGTAGATTGCCGTGTGGTTATAGAGTTTTGCGCGCTTGATATAGTGGCCTGGGTTGCCGCTTGTGATATCCCCCATCGCAATATACTCTGCTTCCATGTACGGTGTAGTCGGTGCGGATTTTATTCCGCTGATCGCGCCTGCAATCCCTTCGATGGTCTGTGCCGCTGGGGCTGTGCCGCCTTTGGCCTCCACTGCGTCATACGCCGCGCCGACTGCCGTGATAATGCGGTCGAGTTCTGTCTGTATGCTCATATCTGTTCCTCCTTTAAATCGCGGCGAGAGCGTTTTCGATGTCGTCCGTCAGCGATACCGTGCCGCCGGAGGTGTAGCCTTCGGGGATGGCTACGCTGGTCTGCGTGAGGCCGTCGATGGTCTTTGCGATCGCGCCGTTGTTGGCCATGGTGCCCTCGACCTTGCTGCCATCGGCCAGCACGATAAACTTTCCGTCCAGCACGTCAGCCGCTCCGGCAGTCACGCCGGAAACGTCCTTGTATTTGTCCGGGATCGCGCTTACCGTGACTTTGCCGAGGACTTTGCCCTTTGTGGGCGTGATGTCCTGCGCGGCCTCGGCAGGCGTGGCGGACTTGGTTTCCAGCACGACGGATACCTTGCCCGCGCCGGAGTGCTTGCCCGCCGGGACGGTGTATTCCTGATTGCCGGTCGTCGCGTCCAGTACTTTCTCCACCGCGCCGTTGTCCGGCATGGTGCCTGCCTGCGTTACGCCGTCCGCGTCGATGAAGACTTTATTCGCCAGCACGTCGCCGGGCGCGGCGGTCGTGGCGGAGACGTCCTGATAGTTTTCCGGGATCGCGCTGACGGTCACGCCGGACAGGCCGTAATAGCCCTGATCTGGTGTAATGGACTGCTGCTCCTTCGTCGGCGTGACGGATTTAGCCTGCAGGTTGTAGTTGCCGCCGCCGGAGACGCCCTTGACCGTGCCGGAGCCGTTGTGATAGCCCGCGGGGATGGTGTAGGATTCGCCCTCCTTGACGTTGGCGTCAACCGCGCCCTGATTTTTGATGGCGGCGGCCTTGTCGGTCAGCGCGTCGAGCTTGTCCGTGCTCGCGGCAAGGCCGAGGCCGACGAGCCATGTGCGCAGCTTGTTCCGCGCGGTCTGTAATCTGGTAATTTCAGTCTGTGTACTCATAAAATCACTCCTTTAGATTGTCGCCAGCAGGGCGTTGATATTGCCGACCTCCGTATACACGGCGGCGGACGTTACGGGCTTGGTATTGTCCTTTTCGACTGCGTCCGCCGTATCGACGGACAGGGTGTTCGTTTCGGCGTCCAGTTTGAGGCCGGAGCCGATGTTGTAGCCGCCGCCGGAGCCGCCGCCAGCACGCACGGAAACGTTAAAGGAAACGTCAACCGGATCGCGGTTCGTGAGTTCAAATTCAATGCCGCCCATCACAACACCGCCTTTGAAAGCGCGTGCGCAACGTCGATCTGCTTGATCTCCGAGCCAATCACGTCACCACTCTTGAATTTCACGCGCACCTGCATCTGGCAGAACTTCGGGAGCCGAAAGGTCTCCTGCTGGGTGAGGGGAAACAGAAAATTTCCGTCCTCGTATCCGATCTCTCCCGGATAGCTCTTTTGCAGGTAAAGCAGAGAAATTTCCACCTTTTCAACGCTTGCAACGTCCAGCGGCTGCCCTTTATTCTTGATGGTAACACTAAGGTTATACGAATCTCCCTGTACCAAATGTCGCACCTCCGTTCTATGTGCCGATAATCTTGCATTCTGCCGCTGCGATTCCGCTGAGGCGAATGCCCATACTGGTGATCGTTCCGGTGATCTTCGTGCCCCACGGCGTTGTGGTCTGCACGTAATCGCCCGGGGCTTCCTTGTCCATGACAATTTTGACACTGTGCGTCTGACGGCGCATATAGTAGTCAAAGACGTGCTGCGCGACGGCGGCAACGTTGTCGCTGTTGACCAGCGTAGCGTCGCGTACCTCGATGACGTTCGGCTTGGTCTGTGTGGTGGCGTTCGGATTGGTCTTGGACGTGACAGACGTCGTGTGATAGTAGGTCGTACCGCCGACCTCCACGCTCTCCCCGCTTCCGGACGCCGAATAGCTGTGTGCCGTCACGCGGATCTCCGTGACCACTGCCGCCGTTTCAACGCTGCCGCCCGTGTATGTCCGGTCAAGTGGGATCATGGAAGGAGAGGCCGCTGTGAGCCTCCGGACGCGCACGCCACGCGACGCGCTTGTGTCAATGGTCGCACGAAGCGCGAAAACGATCTGTTGCAGCGCTTCTCGTTTCGTGCAGTCTGGGATATAGCCGGTTACGGTCTCGTCTTTCAGCGTAGGGTCGAAGTCCAGCGTGAAGTGCGCGCCAAGAATCGAGGTTATCAGCTCCTTCGCGTTTTTGCTGCTGTAGACCGCCGCCGCGAAGGGCTCGTCGTCCAGAATGCCAAGCGCGTCCTGGCAGGATACATCATAGAGCCGTTCGCTCGAACGGGACGAGCTCTTGATGTAAAAGACGCCGATCAGCTTTGCGCCGTCGTAGGCGCTGACGGGCTGCTTCTCTTGGAAGATGAAATCGATATCGTCCGAATTGTCGAGCGTGAAATCCAGCGTGTTGATCTCCACGTCGTCAGAAATCACGCTGACGCCCTCGGTGACGCTGACGCTGCGCAGGTCCTCCCGCTCGAATTCCCGGACGATGCCGAAGAATATCTGTCGGAGCTTCGCATAGCGGTGCGGCAGGCTCGTCTTTTTCAGCTCAATCACGAGCTTGTTGTAGCCGGTGACGGGCTTGGCGCAGAAATACTTTTGGCCGGTCGGCGTGAAGTCCTGCGACGCGACGATTGTCTCGCCGTTGTACCACGTCATGGTCAGGGCGCTGCAATAGTCGCCGGTGCCACCGTCAAAATAGAGGTAAATGCCGGAGCTTGCGAACGTACCGTCCAGCGTGATAGTCAGCGTTGGGTTCGCGTCAAAGGTGCAGTCCGCTTTGCTCGGCGCGGAAGACCAGAACGCCGCCCGCTCGGTCGTGAGGATCGGGCGGGAACCGTCCAGAACCCATTGGTTCAGCTCGTTCGTTGCGACGGTCACCGGCTCCGTGCCGTATGTCAGCAGGGACAGGTCGGAGAACGGCTGCGCGGCGGTGCTCGCCACGCTGGCCGCCTCCGCCGCGCCTACCGCAACGTCCTCATAAATCACTCGAACGCTCATACAGGAACCCTCTTCGGTTTCATTGCAACAAAGTTAATCGATAAGTTCTGCCATTCGCTCCTATCGCCGTATCTTGATACAAGTTCATCTTCTCCGTTTGCCACATAGGCATCAAACGTCAAAACAGATTGCGCATACGGTACAGTCAGAACGTGGCTATCGACCGGCGCGGAAATGTTCTCGTAAAACGCATCATATTCCGCAAGATCAGACGAAACAGGATCGATCTCCAAACTGTAATTGTAAAATGTGCCGATAATGTCGCGCGTCATCGCGCCGGTCATCACGCGGCCCGCGTTGTCGCCGTCGAGGACGGAAAACGAACGCTTTAGACTCACAACATGCAGATTCGGATACTCCTTGCCGTCAAGGCTCAAAATGCTTGTCACGCCTTCACCCCCGCAAGCTTCACGCCGACGCGCTGTGTTTCCTCGTTGTTAAGGTTATACACCGCGCGTCCAAGTTCTCTGTGGTCGAGCTGCATAACAAC